TCGACTGCGTGTTGACCGCGTAAACGCCCGTAGCGCCAGAGCCGAAAGAAATGATGTTTCCAGCGTTCAGCGTCGAGGTGGTTACCGTCCAGTTGCCGGTGACGATGGATGTTGACGTAGAGCCTGCCAGCGTGTAGGTGGGCTGCAAAATGCCGTACGTTCCCATCACGTTGATGCCTACGTTCTGGTCCATCGACCATTTCATGCCGATGCTGCGGCCCATCGTGCCCTCTTCATACTGCCGGGCAATCTCTGTAGACTCTTGAAACAAGCCTTTGAGAGTGTCGATGATGGTCGCTTGCATGGCCGGAGAAATGACGAGCGAACGCAAGTTGTCGCGCGGAGCCGCTTCCTCATCGAGCCGCTGGCCAGCTTGCAAGTAGGTCAGAAGCGCATTGGGAACCGTGCCAGGCGTGCCAATCGCATTGTTGACGTTCAAATACTGCTGCATTCCGTCGTAATCGATGTGGTTGGCAATGTTGGCGATGGCGGGACGGATGAAGCGGTCGCTGAAGTCATCAATGGAGAGCGCAAGGTCTTGTGAGGTAAAGGCAATGTCCACACCTTGCTGGGTCGTCAAAACGAGAGGTACCTGAGTCTCGGTCGCATCTTCAATGCTTAGACCTTGACCCGTTCGGCCAGCATAACGCGCTGGTTTACGGATGTTGAGCACGGTGCCAATCTTGGCTCCGGCTCGACCAAAGGAATCGTCAAAGTCGCGGCGAACGTATTTTGTGAAGGTGAGGTTGTTTTCGAGGACTCGGAGCGCCTCTCTCGTAATCATGCTAATGGTTAAGAGAGTGTTGGCCAAAGAGATGCTCCTTCGTTAGATTTGGAAACCGTGGTTTCCCTGAATCCAACTCAGAGTCTCTTTTGGCTTGCGCCCTGGATGGTGCTGGAGCCAACCCAGCTTGTGGCTATAAATCACTTACGCCTAAAAAATCTGCTTGTCAACGCCTAAATCGTTCCTTCTCTTGCTTATCCCTGATTTTGCGGTACTCGGCGTAGTCTAGATCGTCCATTTTGACGCTGGAGCGCGTGGAATGGCCACTCAAAGGCTTAATCGGCGGCGGCGCAGAGCTTACAGGCAATTTGTCCGGCCCAGTCTTGCGCTCATTGGTTGTTTCCTCAACGGGCGGGGCTTCTAGCTTCGAGGCGATGCGGCCAACCTCGGCAATGGCTCTTGCGGGACTCATGGCCCACAATTCTTTGGCTGTTTCGGGGTGGCTGGCGATGAAATAGACCACATCGGGCCGCGCCATCTCCATCAGGGCGTTTTGCACGCCGACTTGAATCTGGACCGTTGAGCCGCCTACTACTTCGTCCCAATCTGGTGTTTCTGCCTTGAATTTGGTCACCTCGGCATTGTAGCTGGTCACGACGCGCTTGGATTCGGCTTCCTGAGCCGCTTTTTGCTGCTTTTGCTCCTCTTCGCGGCGCTCTTGGCGCACTTCCCAGCGAGCTTGGGCTTTAATCCAGTCTTCATAGGTCTTGAATTTGGGGTCGTCTTGCTTGGGTTCAGGGTCGGCTGTCTCTGCTCCCTTGTTATCCTGGTCAGCAGGCTTCTCGGAATCCTTGTTATCGACAGTATCGGTCGGCCTCGCCTTTCTTGCTTCTGCAAGCTCTGCCTCCAGTTTTGCCGCTCGCTCTTCAGCCGATTTAGCTCGCGCTGTGAGCTTGTTGATGTATTTGTCGGCCTTGGGCGTGACTTCTTTGGGCTTTTCAGGCTCAACTTTCTCTTCTGGCTCATGGCTGTCTACCTGCTCATCGCCTTCTAGTTTTGTCTCGGTTGACTTGATTTCTGGCTCGTCTTGTACGGCTCCGGCTGCTTGGTTGACCTGCTCTTGCGTGTCCGTGGTACTAGCTACCTGAATTGCCATTGGCACTTCCATTCTGCGGCGCTGGGGCCGCTGCTTGCAACTCTTGTGCTTGGTCTGCTGCCTGTTCCTGCATGTTCTCTTCGTGGCCTTGCTGGTCCTTCTGGAGCGCTAGTTCGTGCGCCGAGCCGTGCAGGTCGGACCACACGCCTTGCACTGTCTTCGCTCGCTCAATGGCGATTTGCGCCTGCGTCTGAATCTCCGCTACGACTATCTTGGTCTTGTTGTTGAGGTCGGCTATGGTGATGTTGGCTTGCTGCTTGACTTGGTCTGTGGCTATCTTCTGATGCAGGTCATTGTTGATCTTGAGCAGCATCTGGTGTTGCTGGGCCATCTGCTGGAGTTGCTGCGTAACTTGCTGGAGCTGCTGCTCAGGGTCGCTTTGGTCGGTCTCCTGCAACTGCTGCGGCAGCATCTTCTTCAGCCGGTCGGCCATCTCTTGGCTCTGCGGCCAGTCCATATTCCTGACTATCAGGTCCCCAACGATCTGCATTGCTTGGGGATACGCGCTCACAAGTGCCATCTGGGCTGCGACGGCTTCTTGGCGTTTAGTCTGATACGAAGGCCCAACTGACACCGTGACGTCGTATCTCCCAGTGCCAATGTCGTAGACCTTTTTGACACCCAACGCAGTTTTCAGTTCCTCCGACGTCAATCCACCACTGTTCCCTTGGGTGTAAATCCCCACATGCGAGGCTGTCCCATCCGGCTCGATTATCCTCTGAATGCGCGGCGCGTCGTAAATCTTCGGGATTAGGTCCAGCAGTACTTTGCCTGTCCATCGTATGGCCCTCGATAGGTTATCGCTGAAGTTGAGATTACTGATATCTGACTGCTTTTGGAGGAGTTGCACAGCTTTGCCGCTTTGGTCGGTCTTGTTCTGGCCTAGGCTGGGGTCGTAAATGCCTACCACGCTCTTGAGGTCAGCATCTGCCTGCCGGGTCATGAGCGTAATCGCCTGCACAGGAGGTTCAAAGGTTTGGCGCGTCGGCGGTGGCGCTGGTTTGCCCCCTACATCCGTGGCTTTGTACTCCAAATAGGCGTAATTCTTGGTGTTGGCTTGCTGCCACTGCGCTTCATGGCCTTCAAACTGGCCTTCGGCACCCACAAACGGCGCTCTAGGCGCTAGAGCTATCATCTCCGTGCCTGAGCTGACCCAGTAGTTATACATCCGCTGCGGGTCTTTGGCGTCCCTGACAATGCCTGCCAGATGACGTTTACCGGAGATGTCGAAATCGTCGCCCAGCACGGGAATAATCGGTATCCACATGCCTGGCCAGTCCTGTTCCTCTAGAATCTCGATGGCGTTTATCTTGGAACAGACGACTTTGCGCTCTTGGACCTCGCGCGTTCGAAGCGGTTGTACGCCTTCAGGAACTTCGCCCTCGCGCACGACAGTGTTGTTTGGTAGGAGACAGATTTTGACGGGGGTATATTCGACATGCCAGTACATTGCCACCCTGATTGTGTCTTTTGTAGCCCAATCCGCAGCTTGGTCACCGATGGATTGGAAGTCAGGCAGCCCAGCGGCCGCAGAATCATGGTAATCTCTCTTGTACTCAAAAATGGGTACATCTTCGACCTTAAAAGCCCAGTCAGCATCGCAATATGTTGGTTCGATACATGCTGGGTCGAAATAGATGGTGAAAGGGTTTTTGATGCGTTTGATGTAGATTTCCTGGTCAAAGCTTTTGTCATCGAGATAGTCCGTAATAATTTCCCAGAAGCCGAATCCGCCCGTCACCATCATCTCAAAGCCTGTGTCGTAGGCTATTTCGGCATCGCTGATGACCTCAATATGCCGGATGATGCCTTGCTCCACTTCCGCTACGTCTACGTCCGAGTCAGAACCCACAGGATTGACTTGAATGCTTGGTCTTTGCTGGCGCTGCTCGTTCGTGATTTGCCGCTTGATGCTTGGCAGGCGATTAATAGTGAGGCACGGTCTGCCGTCAATGGTGCGGCTTGTCTGAATATTGTCAGGCCACTGGTCCCCGGCGAGGAACTTGAGATCGTCCAGAGCTGCATCGCGCACCTTCGCTTCTGCTTCCGCTGCCAGCTGAAAGCGTTCTTTGGCTGTCCGCAGAAAGACGCGGGTTTGCTCGTTACGCGCCGTATCCGCGTTGCCGGGCGTCTCCGCTGTCTTTAGGATGCCGTCGCCGTCAACCACGTATCACCTGCAAGTTATACCAAAAACGATACTTTTTTGGCTCTCCTAGACATCGAGAAAGCGCCTGAAATCCATCTCCACCCCATCGGACGCGATGATGATGACGG